CCTTTCACATCTCTTAAAGTGATATTTGTACAGAACGGATCGACCACCCCGTTTCCGATGTAAAAACCATCCCCCCCACAACTAGAACTTTCCAAGCCATTAACGGTCATGTTTGACGTGCCGCGTATATCCAGCCCATGCCTCTGTGATCCTGATCCGGCATAGGCGGTCATCTGTAACTTAGCCCCATACCCATCTATGGTGATATTATCAAAATCCCAAACTCTAAACATTTGTCCAACAGACGCCCAACCCGCGTTAGCGTCAAAAATCACCCCAGGTTCCATATAAATATGCAGGTTGTCACACAAGGCTGTATTCTCATCCATCATATACATAGATGATGGTTTAGGGATATACAGAAACCCCTCTCCTTTAGCACTAATAGCTGCAATCGTGTTTACGAATGGGGTTGTGTCGTTCTCCGTTCCATTGCCAACAGCCCCGTACCATTGAGGGTAGAACCTATCCACCAAGCCTGTATAAGCTGGCGTACTGCTCCCTGTATAATATTGGTAAGGTCCTGCTGAAAAACTACCGCTAAAGGTCGGAACCTCCGCGCCAGAAAAGACACCAATTCCGCAAGAAATCGCCCCACTAAATGTGGTTGCCGCTCCTACCGAAATATCACCGTCATTCACGATATCGGCAGCAATAGTGCTCGCTGAACTTATTGTAATTGTACCTTTGTTGGTTATCTTGCCTGTTGCTGTCAATGCAGCACTGGCCGTTAGTTGCCCGCCAGTCTCAATCAATACATCCGCACTTAATGTTGTGGCGGCCGATATGTTTAGGTGGCCTCCTGATTTAATAACAATATCCTGGGTAATCGTGGAGGCCCCGGTGATATCCCATTGCTCGTAGATTTCTATACCGTTGGATGGTTGAGAGTTTAAGTGCGCCGGGTCAATACCAAGATACACCGTATCCATTGAGGTGTGGAGTGTAGAATAAACCGGGTCAGCAGAACCGTCTGTGGTGTTTCGTACCGTAACCGTGGTTAGGGTTGTGTAGGCAGAACTTACAATATATGCGTATCTGTCTGCGCCCCCTGTGCACTTGATTTTCCGGCCTGCAGTAAAGTCTGCGGTTTGGTCCCCTGTGACAGTAAATGTGGTTGCACTGGTACGGATAGCTGCTAACGGATTGATCCAAACGCCCGTGTTTCCGGTGGCTACAGAATAGACCGACGGCCTTGTTGATACGGTTGCCCCGGCTGAGTCCTTTAGTACTATATCGTACGCCTGGCCGTCTGTGCCGTAAATCATCACAGCACTGCCGCCGGACGATTCAGGCTCCCCCCTTGAGTTAAGGCTTAGAGGGTTATCGTTCGCAGTGCCGCCAGTAGAGTCCGTGAAAGTATTTACCAGGTCCAGCGTACCCGCGTCATAAAATGTTAACGTTGCCCCATTCATGGGATTACCCGATGAGTCCATATACTGCGGGGCCGGATTTCCTAATAGGGGGCTAACGCTCATTTTCTACCCTTGTCGTCTGTGGGGTTGTTTTTAATAGCTTTATCAGCTCTATTTCTGGATTACTTAGTTTTCTAATCCTGGTGAGTCTTGGTGTCCATTCTGTATCAAAGATAACATCAGCCATCCTTGACGCCGACCGGTTGAACGCCGACTCCTCACCTGTCGCTATAGCTCTTTGCACTGGGTTTGTTAAAAAACGCCGAAGGGCCAAACCTGCGCCCTTTATTTTGTCTGATATAACCTGCCGGACGCCGGTTTGACTGCCTCCGGGCCTACCTAATGCAGCCCGCTTTAGTGCGTCTTCTATAAAGATAGCGTTTGCTTTCTGTTCTCTCGATAACGATTCGAGGAGTATTTTTCGCTTAGCCCCGGACCCAAATAGAGCCCTGTGGATTTTCGCCGGGGCGTTGTCAGGAGTCAGGTTTTCAATGTCTAAATCTATGTTCTTTAGCCTTTTTTGGGCCTCGGTTCTTACTATCGCGTTCCATGCCGCCGGGTCTTGGCCGTTAATCACTTTTCGAGTTAGCCTAATAACTGATGGGTTTGTTTCTGCCTGGTCGAATATTTTGCCGGTCACAGATTTTAAATCCGCGTCTTTTATTTTGCTTATCTGCCCGATTTTCCCTTTTGTTAAAGCTTCCACGTCTGGAGTTCGAGCGATGTAATCCTTTAGAGCTTCATCGTACCCTGGGGCCTCTTTTTTTAGTTTCCCCACAATGTCCGCATACAGCTCGGTTAGGTTCCGCTTTATTTCTTTATTTAATGGCGCATCACGCTCAAAGCCCTCTATCTTGGCCCAAATCTCGCGCTTTAGGTTGTGTAGCCTCTTCAGGTTGCTACCGTCTACAGGCTTTTTAGCCCCAGATACTGACGCTTTCACTTGAGTAAGTAAATTTCTAATCTTACCTGGGGGGTATTCTTTGATTAAGTCATCTATGCCTTTTATCGTGTCTTTTACATCTATAACAATATCCTGGTTCCAGACTTTTTTAAACTTTGGACCTACCCCGGCAGACCTGGCCACAGTCGCGTTAGTTATTGCTTCTTCTGCAATGTCCCGGACGTTTAGTGCCGCCGTTTCTACGGCTCGCTCCGGGGCGATGTCTTGCAAAAACCGATCAACCGCCCTGCCGACCTCTCTGTTTTGAGTCAGTATTTTTAGACGAGCCTTTCTTGCCGCTGCCGGTAATGAAGCAACGAAAGCCTGCTCTTCAAGGGCAAATGGATCTTTGGTCTTCTGCCCTGGGAAAAACCTAACCCCTGTTGCCTGCTCTGTTCTAGCGGCTCCGGCAATTTCTCCAGATACTTCGCCTATAGCTTCTTTTTCGGTCCTTAACCGTTTAGCTTGGCGGGCCGCTTGCATTTGCCCAAGCTTTGCTGCTCCCAGTTCGGACGCCCCGCCTAACGCGGCAGATAATCCGATCTCGGAAACATCAAACTCCCCTCCTGCGCCTTTTTGCAATGCTTGCAATCCGGTTTCGGTCGCCCCTGCCGCAAGAGATCCTGCGGCCACTTTTCCTGTGGTGGTGCCGGCCCCCATAGCCGCCCCCCCGGCCGGAGTAAATGCAGCCATCAACCCTAAGCCCTGAAGTACGTCCATTTTTGATATACCGGGCGCGTTAACGATGGTTTGAACTTGGTTTTTAGGGTTATACAGAATCTCGTTCCCTGCTTCGTCCTGCTGCTGTTTTATGTGGGGATAATGCTGCCGTATTATCTGCGATATCTCCCCTGGGTTTGTCGTTGACAGTAGTATGGGAGCCAATACCGCGCCGGGCGCCATATCTTCGCCCGCCAGCAATCCGCTGGACCCTAATTCGGGTAAATCTCGCTCTGCCGCCGTCTCTTCCGGTGGTTCTGGCCTGACATCATGGGTCATTTGCTCCTGTCTGCGCTTTTTTAACGCCTGAGCATATATGCCGCCTTCTTTTGGGGCCTGAATTCCATCATTCACAGATCCTCGCTCTTTTCTCTCTTTTAAGGCTTCAGCGTAGATTCCCATTAATAGCCTTCCTTCTCTAACTGCTCGATCCTTTCTTCAAAGGAAAGCCCCTGGGCTTCGAGCTCTTTGCCTCGCTCGTCCGGGTCGTCGTCTTCGCCCGCTTTCCAAGCAGCATTATGGCGCCTAGTGTATTCCTTCGATCCTAAGGGGACGCCTTCCCTTAAAATCTTCTGACTTAACCGTATTGCCCTTTTTACTTTTGCTTTTAATTGCCTCATTGAAGCTTCATGCTCATGCGGGGCTTGCTTCGTGTTCATCACACTCCCCTCTAGCATTTTTATTTCAGACATTGCTGCCGCAGCTCCAGTGATGTCTTTTCTATAGGCATTAAACCATTGCTTGACACTATTAAAATACTCGGTCCTGTCTTCGTTGAACTTTTTGATCCCTTCGTCTAAATCCAGGCCTAGATAATCTGTCCAGTGTGCGTATTTCTGTTTTGCCCCACCCTCAATCCTAAAAAACTCAGGTCGATACGTTTTTTCTAAATGGGCAATAGAATCTAAAGTGCTTAGACCCTTGATTATCTTTTCTTTTTCCTTCCTGGCCCCCACCTTATCCAGGCCTGTAGTTTGCTCGCCGCTACCGCCGATTTGAACTTTAACCCCTCCAGGAGTTTCAACGGAAATGCCTTTTTTCGCCGGCGGAATATACCCCTCTAGCTCTTTAACACCACCGGCCTTGTCTACTTGGAGAAACACGGGTTTACCCGTTTCCTTTGATACAGCCTGAATGGTTTTGCCGTACATACTGGACATATTCTTGTCAATTTCTTTGGCAATATTATCAACCATTTGGGCTCGTTGGGGACTGTACATTAATTCGCCATCAGGTGTAGTAAACATATCCAAAGTTTTTTGTTGTAGTCGTGGCGCCACTGCCGCAAAGCCCGCTTGCTGCTGGCTCGGAGGTAAGGCCATAACCGCCCGAATAATAGAGGCGTCGTGCTTTACTTGTTTTTTGGCGCCTTCCAGCCCTTTTTGCTTCAGTACCCGTAATGACTCTTGATCTATCTCAACTTGACGTTTCTCTTTGGCTTCAGCTCTTTGTTCCTGAGACACTGCGCGCTGTTCTTGCGCTCCCGCCCGTTGTTCCTGAGCCTCGGCACGACGGCTTTGCAAGCCCATTTCCCGGCCTTGAATATAGGATGTTGCTGGGGAACCTAATAAGGCATTAGCCATTATGCATTCCATCCTCTAGCGGTTGTTTGGGATCGTTCCCCACCGTAAGCATTACCCGTTTGCCCGGATTGATAACCTCGGTATTGCATGTATTGGTTGAGCGCATTTTGTGCAATATTCCCATAACCTTGATAAGTAGAGCCTCTTTGCTGTCCGGCTAATAGCGCGTTTTGAGCCCCAAAGTTCCCTAGATTCGCGTAAACATTCGCTACATTCTGGCCATAGGCTTGCCCTGGCCCGCCGGTTAACGAGGCGCCTCGACCTGATGTCACCAGCAACGAATTGAGGTAATTATTGTATTCTTGGCTGGCTATGTCTTGGCCCCGACGTTGTACGGCGAGTTGCTGCTGTGGGGTGCCTAAAAAGCCTTGTTTAGATGCAATACGGCTTACCTGCTTGGCGCCTTGTTCCTGCCGATACTGATAGCCTGGGGATTCCTCAAAACCGGACCAGTCTCCCGCCAATAACCGGTTGAGCTGCTCATTAGCTTCCAGAGCGGTTTCCTCGTAGGGTTTTAGCCCTTCCCTTGCTTCTGCCAGAGCTTCCCTTTGTTCTGCTGCTGCCCGCTCTTGGGCGCTCATTGCATCCCGGCGGGCCTGCTCTTCCGCTTTTCTTTGTTTTCGCGCGCTATATGCATTTACTGCTGCACTGACAACAATTGCCCCCGCTACCCAGCCTGACATAATTCATCTCCATCTAATATCTTAGCGTGCCGCCTTATTTCTCGGTAATCCACGGTTACTTCTTCACCCTTTCCTATATCTTGTAAGGCTACCAGCATTCCTAAACCATCCTTACTTATTGGACCTGCGTTCGGGGTGTCTGAATGGTTTGTATAGCGCCCTACTGGAGTACGGTTATTTAATAGCCGCGCCAAAGCAAAAACCTCACCCTCTTTGACGTCTCCCGTTAGAAACACACCCTGCCCTTCAATATCAGAGCTTTTTATTTCTACTTGATCGCATGGTGGTTGTTCTATTATGTCGCTATCTATCTCAGAAACAGCCCTAAGCACTTCCTCTGAGACTCCAAGGTCGGAGCATAACCGCTCATACTGCCCACCCGACTTCAATTTAGTCGGCATCACCTTGATTTCCCCGTCATAGTCAGACCGGATAGTTTTTTTGTAATCGTCGTAATCCTCATACGAGGCGGAAAATATCTCTTTTTCTGCTTCTTCCACTGTGTCTGATTTAACCGTGTGGGTGTCAATCCAGACAGTATCAGCCAAGATATAAAGAATGTTTTTAGCGCCGCCCTTAATTCGGAAAGCACAAGGAGCCGTCAACTCCTGAGATTCATACTCATTCACCACCCAAACTTTACCCGCCAGCATGGTTACAAAATAATCATCTTTATGAATCTTACTGCAGACCAGGTGCCCGGCGTCCATATGGATTTCACGCACGTACATCCCGTTGTCAAGATAGTGAAATAATGGGTAAGGACATTCGTCGAAACTGGTCGATAAGGATTTAATATCCTCTTCCATTTGAAGAATATCCGCACGTGTCTTTTGCCCATTAAAGAACAATTCTTTTATTGTCGAGACGTTTTCGTAGAGTTGTAGGTCCATTAGCTGAATAAAGTCCCTGCTACTGGCGATACATTAACCGAATTATTGGCCGACGCCAGCATTTGGATAAAATCACCCGCGCCCATTTGAGGAATGCTGATCTCTACCGTCTGGTTTGCCGAGATTGAGTAATCCCTAAGTACTGCGTCGTTGTAGTTTGTTGTATCTGCTGATCCCCCTGAGTCAATTACGTGCATGTTCACCGTTATAGCACCGGCCGTTACATTGGAGAGCCTAAACACCGCTCCGGAGAGGATGGTGGACGTTGGCAATGTGGGGACCGTGTAAATAGTCACATTTGACGTTGTTAAGTCCGTGATTGAAAATAATTTCGCGACGTCAAAAGCCATTACATTACCATCCTTTCTATATCAGATATGCGTTTATCGTAATCATTAATCCCGACTCTGGGTAGTCGCTTCTCTATCTCATCTATGCGTAAGTTAAGGTTGCTGATTTTGTCAGCCCTTACTGATTTAACTATATCCATTAGCATTAATTCAAGTTGTGAGGTTTTTGCCTGATACCTATTTATACTTTTTTCTAATTCGATTATTTTGTGGTCTAAATAGCTAAGCTGGGCCACTTTCGTATTGATTTGCAAAATCAAAGACTGAATATCGCCTAAAGTGACCGTGGTCACCTCTTCGCCAGCAAATGTAGCCACGTCCCGGAAAAACTCAATGTTCCCCAAAGACATTCCTATTTTAAGCAAATCGTTTTCGTTGAGCTTAGAAGCCAATTCCACACCCCGCTATGGTAGTCGGTATAGGATCACTGCCGGCTATCTTGAATATTCTCTGGTGTTTGGTGCCACCCAATCTTCGGGCTATGGCTCGGTTTGTGTAATTCCCCACTTTACCCACTGAGTAATGCTGAAAGTTCGAATACACCCTGGCATCATTTGACCAACTAACCTCAACCATAGGGTCGGTTCCATCCGATAAGCCCTGGCCAGGAATAAAATCCACCCATAAATTAGGAAAATTCATATAGCTGTTATTGTTGTGGATGGGGGGCGTGATCATTTCCCAGCGCAATTTCTCCCCTTTCGCATCATAGTGATAATTTGGGCTCATCTCATACAGTTGGTTGGACCCGTAATCCCCCACAATATGCATTCCTTCAAACAGCGCATAAGTCGCCGCCCTGTGTTTTTCCCATTTCCCGTTACTCCAGAAGCTTCTTTGGTGCCAAACATTCTCCCTAGCATCAAATACTAGCGATTTATCGTCCAGGTTCAATTGGTAGAACTTATGGCCACCGTCTGAATAAGTGAATGCTGTAATCTCATCTAAATTTACACCTCTTAATGCTTCGCTTACGGATGGGTCTGAAATCTGCCGGGCGGAATACCCCTCGGCCTTATATACTTCCCGGTCATGGCCTACCCAAAAGATAGTGTTGTCCATTTCAACAACCGACCACCTAGCACCCAATCCAATCTCATCGTTTGTGGCTTCGTTGATTCTGGAAAAGGGAAAATCTTGAGCCGCTGCATTGTAAAATACCTCGATAGACCGTTCACCAAAAACCCACACTTGTTGATGATTTGAAATAATCCTTAGTACTTTATCAGGCCTGGCGTTAGATGCTCCCACTTCCGTTGAATCAAACGTGGTCCCGTCCAATATGTTGGAAATAAACCATTTCCCAGTTCCGACCCAATCATATATAAAATACCCGTCTTGATATTCTGGGTGGTACGACGGGCCGGTTAATGTTTGGGTTGTCAAACCGGTTACCGTTGAATATGTTGTCTGGGTCTCTGTGCCATTACAAATTACTAATTGTGGGCCGCTCTCTCGGTCATTGGTAGACATTCCCACTAGCCCAGCTCCAGCAACAGATCCTAGTAGTGTATCTACCCCGTTTTTCACTGAATACAGCTCTGTGCCTGAAACAACATATAACACCGAATCCATTACATATAGACCCCTTATGGGTCCAGCCCCTATCGCCATATAGTTAGGAAGCCCCGGTACTCTGTGGACAACTATCGGACTTTTAGCATCGTTCCCCTGAGTCTCCACATAAAGGTTAATAAGATTCTGCGAGCTGACGGGTAAAGCCCGGTTTTCGTAGAACCTTGTGCCTAACCTAATTGGAATCATTGTTTATATTGTACCCATAGTATGGATAAGGTAATAAGTCGTTTTCGTTTTGTAGCGCCCCGATGTCCGTATATTTGGCAAGTATTCTTCGGTATTCCATTTGAGCCACTTGCGTAATCTTTGGAGCTACTACGCTTGGATATTCAAGCAAAAGAGTCTCGGCCAGGTTATAAACTATCGCGTTTTCGTCTGCGATATCCTGCGGGATAACGTCTGCTAGAATTACCTCTCCATTGCTGATTTCAATTCCAGAATCTAACCATTGGGCTAACATAGCGTTCAGATCCGCCAAGGCATCGGTAGCCATATCAGAGCTAGAAGCCTCTCCAGAGGCCAACACGCCTAGTTTCCTAAGGGCTCTATCAATTAGATCCTGAGCTGTTGCCATCATTTAACCTGTTTTTGGGTTTTGTTTTCTTCTTTTTGCCGTAATACTCGTCTTTTGAAACTTCTTTCCAGCCGTTTTTCTTGTCTAGCTGTGCCTCCAGCTCGGCGTAAGCAATCTTCTTCCCGTGTTTTGAGCTTATTAGATATATTTCCATGTGACCTCAAGTGGGGGCCGAAGCCCCCTATTGATTAACCAAATGGTGTGGCCAGTGTTCCAACGCCATGGAGATTTCCTGAACATCCCCAGGTAGTCGAACTTAGCGCCACCAGCTTGATTTGTGTTCCAACCAGCCGGCCGGTTACGTCACTGTCAAGATCTATTGACACGGTAGACGCAATGTTAGCCGCGAAACTATCACCACCTTCCGCTACGGTTGTAGAGAATGAACCCATCCCCCCACCAATAAAAGTGGTAGCTGCATCCGTGTTGATTGAGTAGGCGTTACTGGTTCCCGCTACGGTTACCAGGAAATCGAACTCCATTCCAACTACAGGTGCGGGTAGCGTGTAGACAACACCATCCGCTGCGTCAAATAAACACAAAGAGCCTGACTCTTCGGGTTTTAGCACATAAGCTATAGTGGTATTACCTACGCCCGAAATTACTTCTCGATGCAAACCCGGAGCCACACAACCGCCGGAGTTATTAGAGCTTAACTGCTCAATGTCTGAACCTAATCCAATAGCCATAATATCCTCCTTATCCGGTTATCCGCGTAGCGAGCTGCGGTCTGATTGTTTTGTATCCATGCAATAGATCAATACGACACGGTATATTATCGTTGTTGATATCGTACTGGCGGACACACCTTACACTGATCCCGTCCATGACTTCGCGGGCTGCGAAATGCACACCTTGAGGTAACTCAAGATCAGCCGTTGCAAATGCAAAAGCATCCCGATGGTAGGCTAAATGCTGAGGGTAAGCAGTTGATGCACTTCCAACGAAAGTAATTACATCATTATCGGATGGAAGGTGGTCGATATTCTGCTTAGCTCCGCTGGCCCTTAAAGGAGGGTCAAAGCTCATCGTGGTTGTGGTTGGGGTTACTGTGCTAGTAACAACGAATTGCTGTTCGTGAGAGTAGGCTTGCTTGGTCTCAGGGTGAACCGCTTTGACTCCCGCGATCGTGAACACAGACCCAACCGCCGGCGCCGCTGACATGGCGTCGATAGTTAAGGTGGAATCATCCTCGGCCGGGGTGTCGTTAATGGCGCCCGCCACATCCGCACCGTTGGTATGGGTGTAAATGCGTTCCTGCTCGTACCAATCCAGCCCGGAGTTATGAGAGATAATCCCGTCCGTGTACTGTTTGGAGATTGCGCCAGGGGCGTTGAACAGTCCTGAATAAGCGTTGACCATGGTGGCCATAGCGATGGAGTCCAGTTGAACGCTCCGATTACCATCTTTAGGTGCCAGATACTGATTTAGCTTTGCTTTGGCCTGGCCGAACACCAACATGCTGGCCGGCGTAGTGCCTGCAGTGCCTACCAGGTTGTAAACGTCCTTGGTAACCGTGCTTAGGCAGTCATACTCGATGTTTGAAACCAAGACTGACACCGCTGGCTCAATGATTCGTTTCGAGAAATCGTCCATTTCCAGAGCCAATTCAGCCGTGGAAAAGTTCATGTCAACACCCTTCTGGGTGGCGACCGTCAGAGTTACAGAGGTTTCACTGGTGTCTTGCGCGTCTAATGTCTTGCCTGTACGTACTGTGTACTCATTAGGCAGACGAATTTTAAGGCTATCACCGATTTTAGCGCCCGTTTTGGCAAACGAGTCGTCATAGGATCGGTTGATAGTGGATACGAACGTCAGTTTTTCGTGTAATACCCTTTGTATTTCACGTGTGACCGCCGTGGGGGTTAATAGTGCATTGGCCATTTCTGGACCCTCTCTATTTGATTAGTAACGCTTATTTCGGTGCGTTTGTAACCTGGAGGGTCCGGGCCTCGTTTTTCGGATGTCAGGGTTTAGAGTTCCCAGAAACTTGATCAAATTATAGTTAATTGCCGTGAACTTGTCTATTCCGGCGCTTTATCCACTCTTCCGTGGACAGTTTGTCGCTTAACTCCTGAACCGGGGTATCCATTCCGCCAATCTCTGGGGCCGGTTCCGGGGCATTGCTGATATTTGCAGGTTGCGCCAAGCTTGCCTCTATTTTAAACAGCTCTTTGGCCGCCAGGACCGGGGGCAATTGTGATATTCGGTAAGCATCATTTAGGTTTTTGCCTAAGTGATACGCAATCGCTGGACCTTTATCGGAATCCATAATGATATCCGCCATAGCCTCGCTAATAGGAACAGCGTCTGTCCTAGCAACTTGGTCATAATCCGGGACTTCCTTTGCAAACTCCGCTTCTTTAGCTGCAAATGCCTGGCTTTTCTGTGCTGCTTCTTGTTGTGCTTGCTGCGATTGGCTGCTTTGTTGCTGCGCTTTTATTGCCTTATCGACTTCTGCCTGCACTCGACTTGCTATTAATGCCTCGTTGTAAGCATCCTCGTCGTAGTCGTGCTGCTCTAAAGTGGGCTCGGGTGGAGGGGGTGCTTCTTCAAGCTTTTTCCGTAATTCTTCGGCTTCCTTTTTGAGCTGATCCCGTTCGTTCATCGCCTCGTATTTTTCACGGGTGATTTTATCAAACCTGGATTGTAGGTTGCTTTTCTCTTTCGCCTCTGGCGCTTCTTCGGTTGCTTCCTCTTCTTCTGGTAAATCAACATTTTCCAATTCTGCTGCTTCGTCGGTCATAGCTCACCTCATTGTTTCCCAGTGCGGCCACTGGTAGCTTATCCGTTGGTAAAAATCCATTCAGGGCTGTCATCAATCCATATGTCGGGGTTAATGCCTAGTTCCATTAAATGCCTGGCTTTGGCTTTCCTGCTTGTGTAATAAATAGGCACTCCATTCATCGAAATTCGTTCGCCTTCGGTATCGTGCCTCATTGTTGCGCAAATAACTTTATTTCCTGAGCGTATCGCCAATTCTATGAATTCATCCCATAAGTCCGGGGCTGCCGTGTACGTCTTGTCGTAATCTATACAGATAATCACTGCCTACCCCCTTGCGTGGCCTGTAACACGTTAAACAAATTCTCTAGTTCCTTTTGGTCGATACTAGCCAAAGTTTCCTGTGCCTTAGCTATGTTTAGTTGCCTCTTTGAATCAGTCTCGGCCATTTGCAAGGCTTGCATTTGCTGGATCATTTCATTTTGTGCGGCCTCTGCTTCAGCTCTGGCCTGTTGCTGCTGCATTTCTTCCTCATCTAGCTCGCCCTCTAATAGGGCAGGGTCGATGGTTTTCCTTATTCGTTTGGCCACTTCATCAGATCCAGGCCAATCCATATTCTTAGCGGCCAAATCGGACATTATCGGCGCCTTATCAGGTACGGCGCCCATGAATGCGAGGATACTTGCTGCGGCCTCTTGGCGTTTGGTCTGGTAGCTTGGTCCTGTTGATACTGTCACATCGTATTTTCCAATAGTAATGTCGTTTATTTTCTGATCAGTGCCGGGTATAGCTTTGTTGATCTCCACCATTTCGTCTGTATCGTCCGGGTTTAATACTCGAATAACTCGCTGTGTATCGTAGATCTTTGGGATCATTTCAATCAAAACTTTACCGGCGTGGCGAATAGCAATTGACAGGTTATCTGTATAAATGAAGTTTCCGAGATCAGATTTCTGCTGCCTGGCTAGAATTGCTTTGCCGCTTTGCTCTGGTCCTATCTGGCCTAAACCTGAATCAAATATTCCTGTAGTGAATTTCACGTCGTCCGATGCGATCGCGGATTCCTGCCACATTGCTGCTGGGGGTTGTGGTGGGGGTTCTCTAACGGGCTTCCCGGCCTGCTCATCGAACTTGTACAATAAATATGGTAAATTGGCTTTATTGGCTTGGTTCCAATGCCCCGTAACACCTTCCACCATCTTCGCAGTGACTAACCATGGGGCTTTAGGTTGTAAAGCGATAGTCTCCGCTGCAGTAGTCCGCCAGTAGTTATAAAGCCGTTGAGGGTCTTTGGCGTCCCTGACGATTCCAGACAGTTTTAATTCACCCTCAATTATGGTTTCTTCGCCCAACACAGGAATGATGGGGATGTACTTTCCGGGTACTTCATAAGGCTTTTCTAATATATCAGCCCCACTCACCACATAACACATGACTTTGTGAGTCTTGACCGTACGTTGGTTGACAATCTTCAATTCCCCACTTTCAAACATGCCGGAGTCTATTTGTTCTTTGGTCTTTTCGCATACCGTGCCATCGCTGAATTGTACCAATTCTTTTGTGATCGGTTCCTTGACGTAATACCGGCCTATCCGTACTTGGTCGTTAAACCACAAATCATACTCTCGCTCGTTCCCTTCCCAGCTCGATACTGCTGCCTGCGGGTATTTCCGCTTGAATGCTTCCTCGGTCATTTGTTCGGTGATAAAGGCCCAGTTTGCGTCCTCTCGGGTGATCTCTTTGGCTGATGGGTCAAAATAAACAGAGAATTGATTCAGTATTCGCTTAATGACTAAATCTTGTTCAAAACTGTCGTCGTTATTGTATACGTTACGGATCTCAAATGCTCCGAACCCACACCTTATCGCACCGTCTGCTGCGGTTTGGTAGGCAACGCTGGCCATGGAATTAACCTCAATGTTTCGGATTAGCCCCTCATAGATCTTAGCTATGGCTTTGTCGGACTTGTCATCGCATGGAGCTATTTTGATTGAAGGTTTGTTTAATCGGATGTCGTTGGATACTTGGCGGATCGGGGTTTTAACTCGATTGATCGTCAATGCCGGCCGGTCATCTTTAACCCGGTTCTGATAGGTTTCCCGATCCCATTGGTGCTCGCCGCCGTATGAGAATTTCACGTCGTCGTACATCTCATCACGATTATCTTGCTCGAACTCATAAGCCGCCTGGAATCTCCCTCTCATGGTTTTGAGGAATTCTTCCTGCTGTGCCAGTTCGCCTTTTCGGCCTTTAGCCATGATCTATGCCTTCTGGGTTTTCTTGCAATGCACGCAAAATATCATTGTCGATAGCTTGGCTAAGCTCTTTAGCCGATGCATCCACGGCCTTGTTATGCTCAACCTTTACGGGGTGTTCGTCCGGTAAGTCTTCTATCTCTATTATGCTAATCACTTTACGCATATTGTATTGTTGTATTTCTACGGGCTTCCTGCATTGTTTGCATATCAATTTCATCCCATCCACCCTCCAACGCTGATTTCCGGCATTTTAACGTCCATTGCGTGGTTGTTCATTTGGTCAGCACTTATACAAATATAGCGGAAATTGTCCGCCCCATGGGAATATTCATCGTGTAATGGTGTTCCCGGCTCGTTTGTCTGAGAATTAATAATTCTTTTGTATCTTTTCAAGCAGTTAACCAAGCCATATGCGTTTGATTTATCAATGTACACCCGAGGGAATGTCATTCTAGCCAGCTTGATACCAGCTTCAATGCTCATTTCGCTGACTGTTTCCACATTCCACCCCCATCCTTTCATGATCTGCACTGCCGATTTTCCTGTTTTAAAGTCCTGAGCTTTGCCATCGTGAGGTAGAAACACAGTCCCCCAGTTCAGGTTCTTGGCCTTTAGGGTGTTTGAGTAGTGTTCTAAGGTCTTATGGGAGTCTTCCCAGTACTCTATTACCCTGATTTCGCTTGTAGACCTCTGGACCAAGCTGATAGCCATGGCGTCATTCCAGCCTAGATCAAATACTATATGGACTTTTAGTAGTGAGTCGTAAGGCACATTACAGATCCGGCCTTTCTCCTGTGATTCGGTGATCTCCTTAGCGAAGATTGCCCCATCTACTGCAGCCTTACACATACCTTCCCATATATTCGGGTAGTCGTCCGGCTCGGTCTCTTTGCAGTGTAGGCGCTCTTGTTCCATTTCATCGCTCAACCAAGGGTTATCGTCGTAATTAATCTTTACTATCTCGCTGTTTGGTGGGGTGTTTTCCACAAATCTCGTATAAGTATCGTCTGTGTCCAGGTCTGGGTTGAATGTTAGCCAAATTTCACTACCTGGCTTCCTTATCGTTGGTATCAAGATACTCCAGGATCTCTTGGATACCGTTTGCGCTTCCTCTACCCATACTATATCAACACCTTCAAACGATTTAATCGACTCAACGCTTTGTTGTGCCAGGCCTGCAAAGTTAATCAAAGTACCGTTGGCGCCTCGAATCTGTGTTTCTGTGACCTCGTAGAACTTACCTAAATCAAGTAGTTGTATCTGGTCCACTAATAACTGGTGTACTGATTGCTTAATGGATCTCTGGACTTCCCTTGCACATAGTATCCTGACCGGCTTTGAATACCCTAATACCAGTAATGCCCTGGCGAATGACCAGCTTTTGGTTGACCCTCTCCCCCCATAGGCTATCTTGTAGCGCTTTGGGCTGAATAGGAAGCCAAGTTTCTCAGGTATCTGTACCTTCAGTTTTAACAAGGTTGATCTC